TGCCCGGAACAGTAGCTATAGCCGCAGAACTCACACGCCCGGCGGCAGCTGCTGAGAGGGTCATGATGGGAGGTATCATGGGGGATCCACACCTAGGGCGTGGCAAGTGGTGGAACCTGAGCGCGTAGGACACCCAGGTCTGCACTTACGGGCGTTGTGCTGGAGGTGACTTCAGCAGCCTCCCAATAAGGGACGACGCCTCTCTCGAGTGTAAGGAGGACCTGGGTTGCGATCCGAAGCGAAGGAGGAAGATGAGGACGGCGTGGCCATTGAATCATATACCGGGAGTATGGGTCCCGAGTGTCCACGCGGTGTGTAGTCACAATGAGGTGCGTGCCCTACTTAAGCGCACCTTGGGTCCCACCCCCAAACCGGCTGAGCGTTGCAGCGCACTTGACAGATCTTTTAGGGAGATCAAGAGAGTGGCTTCGCGATATGGCGGCGTTAGATGGGACTACCGGGATGTCGCGGAGAGCTATGGGGGCTCTCTTCGCGCGAGGTACCTTGAGGCGGAACGCTCGCTTGAGGTGGATGGTCCGTTAAGCTCTTCGGACTATCTACTTAGGGCGTTCTTGAAGGCCGAGAAACTCAATGCGAGCCCGAGTGTTGTCGCGAAGCCGCGGATGATCTTCCCTAGGACACCGCGGTACAACCTTGTGCTTGCGTCTTGGCTGAAACCGTTTGAGCACTGGCTGTGGGGTAACCTGCGGTCTGTCGGTCTGAAAGGTGTTCCCAAATCCCGGGTTGTGGCTAAGGGGCTGAACCCACGACGGCGGGCCAATCTGATACGGCGCAAGATGCGCCAGATCCCCGAGTGCGTGGTGTTCGAAGTTGATGGAAAGGCCTTCGAGGCGCATGTGGACAGACGACAGCTGGAGTTGGAGCACAGTGTATACGCGGCCGCTTACCCTGGTGACAGGGACTTGATGCGTGTACTGTCCCACCAGTTGGAGAACGTAGGTGTCACTGCATGCGGTGTGAAGTTTGGTCGCTCTGGTGGTCGGGCGAGCGGAGATTTCAACACGGGGATGGGTAACTCCATCATCATGTTGAGCATAGTCCAGGCGGTGATGACGTTCATCGGTTTGCACCGATTCGATTCACTTGTCGATGGAGACAATGCCCTGATCTTCGTTCCTGCAAACGACTACGAGAGGGTGGTCACCAACTTCTCACAGCTTGCCCTACGTTTCTCGGGCCATGAAATGGTCCTCGAACGTCCCGTGCGTGTTGTCGAGGAAGTCCGTTTTGGCCAGTCGGCTCCTGTGGAGACAGCACGTGGGTGGACGATGGTTAGGGACTGGAGGAAGGTCTTATCTCAAGGGACCTCCAGCCATGCTAACCTGAATTCCCCCACCTTGGCGAAGAGGTGGCTTTATGGCGTCTCTTTGTGTGAACTGTCTCTGGCGAGGGGTGTGCCGATCATTGGGAGATGGGCCGATTCACTTCGTGCATGCACGGACCAGGGGTCTAACGTAGCATATGACCTGCTACGTGACTATCAGGCTATGGGAGTTGACCTGTCTGTTGTGGGGAAGGCACGCTATGAGCCGCCCAGTGTGCGGGCTCGCGAGAGTTTTTCCAGGGCGTTTGGTACAAGTCCCCTGGAACAAATTATCATCGAACAGGAATTGGAAGTTGGGCGAGCTGTGGTTGAGCTCGCTCTGCCAATTGAAGTTTCTGATTCGATAGAATACCGCGAGCCTGAGCTGGACGCCGAGTAGTTGTCCTCTTTGGTGTTGGGGACGTCCGGTGAGTTTGGGCGGTGGCGACCAGATGGCTGTGAGGACACCATGCGGATTTCCGGGTCACGTAACGCACTCCCTTGGGTGGGTTAAGTGCAGTGTACGCGGTTCTGAAGGTGGTGTGGTGCGCGGTTGGTCTGGCCTAGGTTGTGGGACATCTTCTTTAGTCGGTTGTCCACACAGTGCGAGGAATTCGGTAGTCGTGTCGTTGGTGGCAGGTGTAGGTGGCGTAGGGCGGCGTTCTCCCTCCAGGGGTCATCCCCTGGGTTCAGGTCGAGAACTAGAGGTACTTAATGTTCCAACCCCCACTGTGTCGTAGTGACCAATCCCATAACCAAGCTCTCGCTGGTGACCAATCCTGATTAATCAGGCGGACAAGTTGCCAGATGAACTTGGTTTGGAAATGGTGGACATGTCATTGCGGCGGCGCCTTTAGACACGGACGTAAATCCAAAATTTCTGAGATATTTGTGTGGGCTTCTGGCGGAAGTTGATCCGTGCTACACCAACTGTACGGGTTAAATCGGTAATTGATGTGCTGAGGGTCGCAAGGGAGAACTTCTGTGTGTATGGCTTCGTCCGCGGGGAGGTAGCGGGACTGCCCTGGTGGCGGTAAGGTCCCGTGTTCCGCAGTGCAGTGTGACAGCTGCACAGACCCAGGACACCACCAGCCATGCATGCGGTTGCACGGTCGCGGCTTGTTCGACATCATCCACGTACAGCTGGGAGGGAAACCGCGTAAGTCTGGCGGTGCGCCCACCCCTAGGTTTAAGGACCGGCCTGGCGGCCTTGCCGAGCAGGTTAGACATCTGGCAACGTTAATCGTGCCGGACCATTGTGGTGGCGTCGTACACCACCCGTTGAGCGTGAACGGGCTCACAAAACGCACTAGGACCAAAATCGATCCGCAGGTTTGGTCTGATGTATCGGAAGATAAATGAATAGCGGTCGGGGTTGTGTACCGAAGCCATGACACACGTTGGCGGCGTTAAGCGCCCGGTTGGTCGCCGTTAGAAGACAAAGCCATTTGGCTCGGGGTGGTTGGTGGTGACGCGGAAAACTAGCTTATGCTAGATTGGGCCTCCGTGTCGCGTGACTGGTATCTCACTTGCCG